TGAGATAAGAGCGCGTTTGGCTTCTGCATCTTCGGCTGGCTTCTTTACCATCTTACCGTCTTGCATGATAGCCGTGTGTTCACCGTCAAATGTGAATCTACCGTCTACCATTTCCTTACGTGCAGAAGCATCGACTGAACGCTTCATATCTGGCCGTGATTGCATTTCATGATGTACGCCGAATTCATCGTAATACACCACAGCCATTTGCTGATTGCTACCAGGGTTCAACAGTGGTTTCTTAATCAAGATTTGCAACGTCTTGACGATCTGATCTAGTTCCGGCTGAACCTCCGTCTCCAACATTTCTGCCGCACGATCCACGTCGTATGGCATACCCGTAACTTCCATACTGTGAAGAACATTCTCAGACGCAAGGAGCGTTTCTTTGTAAGGCTTCTCAAAAACTGAGTCACCCGTAGCTCGCTCTCGTAATAGCTCAAAGAGTTGGAACGTACCGGCGGCATCATAACCGGCATATTTGTAGAGCGCAAGGTAGTTGATGTTCTCGATCTTTTTGTATTCTTCGGACTCTTCATAATCATCACCGTATTTCTTCTTTAGGTCTTTACACGTCTTTTCACTTACCAACCGTCCAGTCTTTTTGAACGAGATTACGCTTGAGGGTGTATAGTAGGGCCAACCGAACTCTTCCATCAAGAGATATTCTAGTTCATGTACTCCACCGCGCTCATCACATGCCCAACTTAGGAGCATGGTATCTTCATCTACTCTGGCAGAAATCCCATAACTGTGTCGAAGGATCTTTGTGTCGAATATACCGTTGTGCCAACAGAAAGATTTATCTCTGGATGCGAAGAAGGGCTGCAAACAATTTTCAATGAAATCGGTATCTTCCCAAAGCCCTTGCCGCTCTCCGAGGACATAGCTAGATGCTCCATCAACTGCAAATTGAAGGCTAACGAGGGATGCTTTGTGTGATAATCCGCCGCGAGATTCAATATCACAGGCAATAGTTCCGGTTTTGGTACTAAGATGTTCGATGAGTTTTCTTGCATCGTCTCCGCTTTCGATTAGTGTGACCCGAGGCATTGTAGGCTCAGGTAGTGGATTGAATGCCCTACGAAAGTCTTTTACCAGGTTAGGGAATGTGGAATCATCACGCAGTACGAGTGCGGGATTGTTAGTTGCGACAACTGTGCAGCCACTTCTTTCAAGTCTGTAACCTCGGAAGCTGTCAATTGTACCCTTCCCGATAATACTAGTAACGGCTTCGGCTCCTGCGGCCAAGATGAGATTGACTTCAACTCTATCGAGTTCCGCTTTAAGACGTGGATTGCACGCTTCAATTGCCTCTTGCGGTACTTTGCCCGACTCTGGCGCACAAAGAACAACATTGCTTACGTACAACTCCTCTCTCTTTATCCCATTTTGCTTTAGCAGGTAATCTAGAACCTGACCGGATGGACCTGCAAATGGTCGCTTCGCCATAACGTCATGGAAGCCTGGTGATCTAGAAACAACTGCACCCTTACACTTCCCTGTGGGGAATTGCGAAGGCGCAAAGTCCCGTTTAGCTAGTGGACAGATTTCACACTGAGCTAGAGGATGTTTTCTAGTAATAGTAGGTTCAGTCGTGGTCATCTGCCTTCAATCCATACTTGTGGCATACTCGCAAGCTGCCATTCACCTTTGTAATCAAGCCACAAATCAACCTCGTAGTTATCGACCTTTAAGTATAGTTTGATCTCCAATAGTTCATCTGCTTCAATCGTTAGTACGTAGGGCCGATCACCCGGTAATTCCTGCATTCTTTCTGCAAGCACCTGACCCAAAGCGATTATCCCGGCCGGAAGCTTATTCTTAAGTTCGATTTCGATTTCGCTCATCTTCTATCTCTTCACAGTTCTGGTGTACCCAACCACCATCTTCATCTGGTTCAATCTCATCACCCTCTTCTATCCATTCGCCACAGTCTGTACATTTTGTGCGATAAAGGGCTTTCATGGCCGTCTGTGCATTAGATCGTACAAACCAATTGCCAAAAATGCACATCCTGTAAGAAATACCACAATACCAGAGAATGCATCAATCGGCATAACAAGCGCCGCAAAGATCATACAACCCATAAAGCCAACTAGACCAATCATTGTTTTACCCTCAATTCAATTTCTTCGGGAGCAGGATAACGCCATAGGATGGGCTTAGGATCACCTACTAGATCGAAGTCCCCATTACCTGCAAAACAGTCCCAACCAAAATCTTGTGCTGATTCCCTAACGTGACAACTATTAGTTGTGCAGCTGAGATAATCTCCACCAGGGCATTTGATTACCATTTCTGCGGTACAACGACGATCGCTATATTTAGCTGTTACTGTATGACCATCATCTATCCACTTAATGGCGTCCATAAATAACACGCTCCAAGTTCGGTTTGAAGAAATTTGGTCCTTTTAGGATTTTACCATCTTCTCTAACGATGGGCTTTCCATCTTCACCTAGCTTACTCATATTAGAAGCCTGAACCTCTTGGAAGCAACGATCAAAAGGAATACCAAAACTAACTGCCGTACCCACAACAACATAGACTAGATCGCAAATGGCATCGGCTAGATCAATTAGGTTTCCACGGTCCATCGCATCGATCAATTCACTAAATTCTTCTCGATGAAGAGAATCACGTAGCTCCCAAATTTCTGATGTTTCTTGCGTACATGATCCAGGGTCAATATCTACTGGCTTATCACTAACTGACAGACCATATGTCGTATGGAATTCTCTTAGAGCTTCTTCAACTGTTTGTGTCACGAATGTCCTCCAATCTAGCGATATAGCGATCTAGATACCATCTGGCTTTCTTTAGATCCTCTAGCCTATTGGCTTTACGCTTCTTACCTGCTCGACAGATATACTTGACGCAATTACCTAGATGGAATCCAAGCTCCCAAGCCTCAATTACTTTGATTGCTTCGTAGACGGTATCGCCACCGTAATGCGACGGGTGATTAATAGTTTCCAAATGCCCTCAATTGATCGAGATTTTCGCCACTAGGCACTCCCGGTTCGGGTAGTTCACCATACACCTCTACTGTAGTTGCTAGCATACCGATTGCAGTTGCTACATACTTCATTAGTGCCTGCCTACCACCGGGTGTATCTAGTCCGAGAGTCCATGCCCGATATAGATACATTCCTAGCTGGTTCTCCCAATAGGAATTAGCAAACGGAACCTGCCTACCGCCAAATTCTCTAACCCTTTCTGCATCTTTCGTTAGATCAAATTTCTTGTAGACATACTGCGTTAGCTCATCATCTAGGACTCCCTCGACGTAATCAAGAAATTCTGGCAATTCCATTACGTCACCTGCAACACAACGAAGATAACGACGCCTACGATGATTGCAACGAGTAGATCCCTTTGCCAATAATTGCCCATTAGTGCATCCTTCTCAGGTTGCCGTTCTTGATTGCCTCTAGCCTTGCTGCCGCAATCTGCGGTTCTAGTTCTTTACGGATTGATTGCATAACTTGAAGTTGATGTTTAGCTAGAGCAAGATCGGCTTCCTCTTGGTCGATAATTTCTTTCTCCAATAGGAGGTTCGTAAGTACATCCAACTTCATTGCAATGTCGAGCATTCCGCCTACAGGTGTCCAACCACTAGGATCGAGATTGAGTACTCTCCACTTCTCTTCTTCCTTCTCAACATCTGCTCTTGCTTTTTCTAGCTCACTCGGCATCTGCTAACAACTCCTCATCTGTACGATATTCTGTTTTACCACAGAACTGGCAAACCTTGAATCTTTTGTCATCCTCATCTTTTACGAACAGGTGCAAGCACGTAGGATTCTTAGGTGGGGTGGACTGTTGCACCATTACTAACTTTCTGGACCCTAATCTGTCCTCTGTCCAATAGGGTTTCAAGCACGACATCTAGTTCTTTACGGCTAAGATGGTAATAGCGCGATAGCTCTGAACGTGTGCAACCTGGCCGGCGTCTAACATGTGCATAGATCCTTGATACTAGTCTCTGGTTAGCAGTACGACCAACGTTCTGGATTAGATCAACCGTATGGTGTCCCCACTTCTGTACGTACCATGCTGCTGCTTTTAGATCATCTGCGTCTGTGGTGATCTTTCCGTTCTTAGGCTCTTGTCGCGCTGCTGAGAGAAGCATACCCATTTTGAGGCTTGACCAGGCAAGCCGACCAAAGGTAGGTTGGGCGACCATACTTGCGGCACTTTCGGCTGCTTCCTTAGTGAGCCGCATTTCGGTTTTCTGGAAATATTCCCATGCTTCATCAGTGAGGATAACCTCCGTTTGTGTTGGAACCTTGAAAGATGTACCAGCATCGGGAATCTCAATTAATGTCTCTTGGTTGTACGTTGTGTGTAGATCGCTAAATCGAGTTTGCAGCTTTTTTCGTTTAGCATCTAGATTCGCCGTAAGTGGTCCTGTTGGGCGAATCGTTGCTAAGTTTGCATCACCACCTACGATGAGGAAACGCGGCAGGAATCCACTAAGAATGTACTCGTCGTTGAGCAATCCGTACATCTTATCTCTAATTCCTCCACCAAAGAAGATAAAGACAGGATCAGTGATAGTGATGGTTTCTTTGCGGAGACGTCTAGTAAGGAACGGTGGCACGTCATACAATTGAGTGAGAGTCTCAGGCATTCCGGCGAGATAATCTTTCCGATTGATCGAGTCAATAAATCCACTTACCTCATCCTTAAAGAATACGGATACTTGACCTGGACGTGCTGCTAGTGCAGTTAGGATTCCTTCGACCGAACCATCCGTAGCAATTACGATTTCCCTGTCAATATCTGCTACGAACTCCATTGCCATTTTCATGGCAGTAGTCTTGCGTGTTAGAGTTGAGTCGCCAAGAATCAATCCCCACAGGTTAGGAATGATCTTTCCGAAGTTGGTATTAAGATACAGTCCTGACGAGAGGATGGAAGAGAGCAACATCGTACAAGCTAGTTCGTGATACTCTACTACTGCGTCTGTTGCTTCTGCTGCCCAATCCTTATACTGGTCAATGACTGACGGCGGTGGATCACCCTTAACGAGAGTCGGCATCCTGAGCGGCTTAACGTCATCAAGCAGCAATATCAGATTCTTCTGCTTGATATCCGCTTTGGTGATTTCTCGCCACAGGTAACTAATCGGTCGCTTGTCCCGATCGTACTTGTTGCACTTGGCTTGTAGAGCAACCGCGAAAGTCTGCTCTTTGTTCATACCGCTTTCTAGGCACACGTTAATCAGATGCCACATAGCAGCAGACCAATCGCTAGCAGGCTCACTACCGAACAGATCAGAGAACGCTGTTTTACGTAGCTCCGGTAGATGTGCCTGGATAGTTGTCGGCACATCTGGAAGATCCATTATGTTCGGGAGTGGATCACCTTCTACTACTTGTTCTTCCGGTGTCGGCGGCGTGAATTGCTCAAAAACCGCCACAGGGAGTAACTGCTCGAACGACGAGAGAAGCTGTACCTCCGGTACTTGTGTAGCTCCATCGTCGTACTTGTAGTTGTAGGTGTATGGGACACGAAGTAGCTGCTCAATGTCCCATCCGGTCTTATCTGCTCCCTTGTCAGCATACGCATATGCAATGCGCTTACTGTAGGACTGTGCTAGCTCTGGATCAATTAACTGATCTAGCCTCCAAATGCCCTGAAAGTTCTTGAACGATGTCTTAAGCCTACACTGTGGGGGTGGTGTAACATCGCCAGGATCACACGTATCTAGGTCAGCCCATACCAACCTAGTCGGTAGTGCAAAGTCACGCTTCCGCTTAGGCTGTCTGAATAGATTGATCCCGAACCATACATTGTTGCCCTTTACCATCTTGTCCAGATACGGGCCAAGACCCTCTCTTTGCTCAGGCCAAACGAAGAACTTTTCCTGAAACTTATTCTTGTTCCCCGATGGGGCATGTGCAACGCACAAGTACCCCTCTCTTTCTTCAAAAAGATAGTCGAAGAATTGAAGTCTTAGCTCAGTTGCCGTTAGCGACATATACTTTCAGATCATCGAAAGTTGCGGGATCGTTAAGATTTAGCCAATTGCCGTCGCCATTCGGTAGAGTAAACCACACTACTGTAACTCCTGCGGATTGGAGAGCAATTGCACAATCAAGACAAGGTTTGGCGTTAACGATATTTCCGCTCTTACCGGAAATCGTAGCGACATATGCTGTCGCCCCAAACAGATTAATGTAACGCGCTCTTGCTAGTGCGTGAATTTCAGCATGAAGTGATCGCTTACTCCGTAATCTGTAGTGTGGAGTATGTGACCAGCCATTACTAAGAATTTGAGAAAGGCTACGATCAACAATAATGCAGCCAGTTTTGTGTGTACGAATAGTGCTTCTAGATGCTACTTTGATAGCTTCGGTAATATGATTCAAGTTGCCCCTTTAGGTGCCAAAGGGAAGGGCACCGCAGTACCCTTCCCTTCAAGCACAGTTGCTCTCTTTACTTAGAGCAGGCCACCAGCAGGCTGTGCAGCTTCGGAAATGGACTTGTAGCCCTTAACGACGTTCTCCATTTCCTTATCCTCTGGCTTCGTGTTGTACTTCGGCTTCTGACCAACCGTAACACGAACAGGCTCACCAACAAGGTTCTCTAGAGCCTCACCAAGATTGAACTTCTTGGTCTTGACTTCCGACTCTTCCAGACCCATTGCGACTAGCCAACGAACTAGTGCGCCTGTCATCTTTGCTGCCTTCTCCTTATCGTAATCCGCAGGCGGAATTACGAACTGATCGAAGAAGCGACGATTCTCGAATTCCGGCTCAATTACCTTAAACTGCAAGGCGAGCATCGGAGTACCTTCGGGCATCTTCTTAGGCGTACCATCGTCGTTAGTACCGCCCTTGGTTGCGCGCCACTCATAGCTGAATAGCTCACAGTCGTACGTACCAGACTCTAGCGGAGTAAAGCCACTAGTGTCTGCACCACTAAGATCCAGTGCGCCACCGAAACCTTCAAGATTTACGTCGGACAACTCTGCTCTCCTTATTTAGCGGAGTGGATGATATCCCACAACATAGGTAGTGTGGGATTGTCTACTAGACCGCCTAGTGAATCTGTACGGTCTTTCGCGCTCACGCGCTTGGTCTTTACTGTCTGTATCTGATTGACAAACTCTCCTTTGTCGGTGTCAGCCGTCATATAGCCAACAATGTCGATAAAGCCCGCAATCTCGTGACGTAGCTTACCTGTGAATTGTGGGAAGAAGATCATAGCGTTAGAGTTATCTCGCGCATCCCCGCTGTGGCAACAGAACACTACATTGCAGGGAAGGTCACGATATGCTCTAACGATCTCTCTTACTCGCTCTCCGTTGATAAGATACTCACGCTGAGAAGGTACGTACTCATTCTGATTCGGGTTTCGTGCGTTAGCCTCTTTTGCAATCTCCCGCATATCTAGCTTGGCTAGCTCCGAGAGCGTGTCAATCACTACAGTTTTGAAAGGTAGTGCTGGTTCTTTTGATTCCCAATCTACCGCCTTATACAAGGTGTTGTAAATCTCTCGCGCTTCGCCCATCGACCTAACCTGACGCACATCTAGGTCTTTGTTCTTGCGTAGTGTAACGATGCCGCCGTCTACGTCAAGATAGAGTACAGGCTTTAGAGCCTCATGCTCCAACGCTGTACCTGCAAAGCGTGTTTTACCAACACCCGGTTCTCCGTAGACTAGCAAGTTGATCCACCTGATTGATTTCTCCGGTGGTTCTACGTTCAACGTCCTACGGAGTTCTTCTACTGTGACTGTTGGGATTCGTCCTCACCCCCTTCTGTATCGAGTTGTGTATTACGAAGTACGGCAAGAAAAAGTCCCATAATAACTAGAACTGCATCAAGACGAGTACCACCTGCTTCTCTAGCTCCGAGATAAACTCGGTAGTACAGCGTACCGATGTCGATTTGATCTTGCTTCTCTTCGATATTACTAAGCGGGTCTACCATGTTTCCTTCTTTTATGTAGAGAACGCTTCTTGAATGCTCGTTCACTATCCGTACGCTGTCTCTCTGCTTCAATCTCGACAGGTCTGAACTGAAAGGGCCAACTAGAAGGTTCAGCAGTACTAGTCAGTTGCCTGCGTTTGTCCAAATCTTGTGGATCGTAGCCTTCACGCGCTCCGTGATATTTCATAGCCACTTCCATGCTGCAACGAGAATTACTAGCCCGAAAATGATTTGCCACCACATATTCTCAAACTCTTTAGCTGTTAGTGCAACAATCATTTCATCAACCTCAGAAAACGCCATAGCTTCCAAATCTTAGGCTCAGGCATTGGAATAGCCTCTGACCAACTTCCATCTGGGTTCTGCTGTTCATTCATCGTTCTACTCCTAGGTTCAAAAGCAGTTCATTCATCTTCTTCAAGCAGTGCATGAAACAGTACGGTACTCCTGACAGTTTGCAGTAAGTCGGACTACTGCACCCTCTAGACGCACAGCGGAATACTTTGTCATACCACCGCAAAGGACCGAATTGCTCAGGTGCAGGTAGCCAGTTGGGACCGTCTGCAATGATTGTGCCAAGTTGTTCCTCATCTACTACTCTGAATAGTTCACTCATCAGGGCTTCCCTCAGCCCATTCTCTAAGATCGTCCATTCTCTTATCGGTGTTCATGCGCTCTGCTTCAACAAGGTAAGATGGAGTATCTGCGCGCATTTCCTCAACAATGGCCTCTAGTGCCTTGTGCTGTAACCGAAAGCCCTCTTGGATGATTTCAAAAACCTCGGTATTCATGCGATTCTCAGCAAGCGCAATGGATCTTGCTTTACTAGCACTACGTTCAGACCTTCATCATTCATTCCTTCGCAACATACTCTGGCGTGAATGTCATTGCTAAAATCTGCTGTCCAAATTCCGTTCCTGCCCCGCGTAATTTGTACCTGAATATTCTCTTCCTCGGCATATCTGATTACATGGTGCATCTGTTCAGTTGTCATTGACGTAGACACCAGTTACGAGCAACTGTACCAGTAGTTCGACAACTTTCTCTACGGGAGAACCTTTCTCATACTGTCGAATGGCAAGTAGAGAACCCTCCTTATTACAAAGATCAATCTCGCCACCCTTACCGTTGCTGTACCGATTAATCTCAAGAATACGCATAACATCAACTTCGACAGTCTTGTTCCGCAATTCGTGTTCTGTTGTATCTGCCATGCTTATCTCCCTCTGTTCGTTTCGTAGCCGTCGGCCAACATGTAGACGAAGTCTGAACCATCATCGGCTGCTAGACAAGGCGCTCTAAACTGACAACGTGTACAAGTGTAGTTACCTGACGGTGTTGGATAAATCTTCAAGTTGGGATCAAGCATTTCCTGAGCAACCATCGTGTAGTGCATTCGACTAGCTGCTACCTGTGCCTGATTGTAAGTAACTGACTTGCGCTGGATGAAGTTGTTGTCACCCATTTGCACCAGCCAGTTGTAGTAGCTCTGCATCTTTGCATTACTGTCGAAAATCTCACGGATGCCCGCCTCGTCAATATAGGCAGCAAACATTTCCGCTGTGGTGCTTTCCTCCTGTCTATTCAACGATGGCATTAGACCATCCTTCAAGACTGTGGGGGGTTTGGGATAAACCTTCCGCAGTACGTTGTAGATCACACGATCAATCCTAGTGTAAGGAAGATCGTATACCTCAGCTTCGTACTGCGATGCCCAGAAGTACGTTAGCACCTGTTCATCCATTTCCAGCTTAGTGAAGTAATCGTCACCAATGACAGAGGCGGTCTTGTGATCCATAAGACCGAATCGTTCCGTATCTGGATTGTAGAGGATAGCGTCTCTAGTACCTCTAGCATGGACTTCTAGCTTCTTGCCATAGTTTGGACTATCTGTCCTATGGTCAATAGCCTCAAAGCCTAGCGGAACACTGAACTTAGATTCAGCAGCTACAACTACGAAATGATCGTTGCGTTCTGCGTAGTCCTTATAGAAGGTCATCATCCCGATGCCAAGGTCTAGATGCTGCTCAAATTCCTCATGTACGGGATCAGGATGAATGTCTCTTAAACCGCGAACACGCCACGTATTGCCATACACACCATCTGGGTACGGCTTACCATTTTCGTCTACAGGGATAGGATCGTTGTCGTAACTGCGCTCTAGCCATTCTTCTGTAACGATGCCACCGTTCCACTGATACTCATACCATGTGCGAAAAGCCTCCACAGGGTCAAGTGGAAGAATTGGGTGGTAGTAGCTCTCCAATGCGTAATGAATACCTGTACCGAACCATAGCGGCATACTGACACCATTGATGTCTACGCGCCGACGAAGGTTAGTTCGTGCAGGACTTGACCAATCCCAATATCTACGACACCGCTTGAAACTGGCGACGTCGGATGCGTGGATTGGGATAACATCCCATTTGGTCGGGATATCGGCTTTGGGCAGGGTTGGGGTACTCATGGCTACCCTGCCCTACGTGCGTTGTGCGTCAATTTGTGCCTCCTGCCCATAGTGTCGCTTTGGACTTTATGGGGAGTACGAGAGGGTGAACGGGCAGCCTAGCAGGTTTTCTACCTGCTGTCAAGCCCCTATGCTATTCTTCTGCATAGTGCTGGAATGGTGGCTCTGGGATTTTCCGGCCTTCCCTCGTATTTGGAAAAACGTCCAGGTCGGAAATTAGGTACGTGAGATTCATAGCCTGTAGAAGTCTGTCTGCTGTTTGCAGTGTCACAAACCTCTTTTCCTGTGTTCCACCATAACTGCTATACGGATTTAAGATTGCGCGAATCAGCCTACTCGATACCTTAGCTTTTTCGGCCAACATGGATTGACCACCTATGCCATGTTGCCTATCGTACAACTCACACCAATTCTTGACGTGCTTCCTAAGATCGCTGGTGAGTACAATTAAACTATCGCCGCTACGTACTTCTCCTGTGCGACCGTCGTAAAGTTCTTTCTGTTTCTTATTACGCCGATCACGAAGATTCTTTAGATGCTGAACGACAGTTTCAATCTCGCTATTTAACTCAGCAATCTCGCGCTCTAGATTACTACGCCAAGAGTCCACGGCGTCTCTTACAACCTGTGGTGTCTTTGCAGATCAAGCCAAGCGGAGTTTCGTAGAAGTTCTTTTGCACACCGACGAATACAAGATTACACAATGCACATTTTCCAACATCGTTAGGCTTCGTAGTGGGTTCCATCTGGCCTCACAATCACGATACGGGAACGATCATACTTGGATTTTGCATAACGTACTGTTGCCCATGTACCTGAGCGTTGAATCTCACTGTTCTGGGCAGGTGTAGCAATAAGGATAGTACAGGCATCTACGATGTCTTTGTTGCGAGCAAGATAAGGCCGCGTTGGATAAAGAATATCTTGGCTTGTTAGCTCAATCTTCATCCGAAAATCGTGCTTTGTCGGAGGATGAAGATGTCTTACGATTGTAGTCCAGCGTTCAACTAGATCGTGGAATTCTTCATCAGCACCAATACAACAGCCATGATGCACATTTATCGGCTCAAACTCTTTAAGCAACCACATAACAGTTTTTTGCTGCTCTTTTGTCATGCCTGCTTTTGTACCTGTGAATCCTAGATGCTCAGTCATTCCCTAACCTCATCGGTGTCAAAATACCATGATGGTACGCAATAGCTACAGCATGTGCCTTGTTCTTAGCTTCCAGCTTCTGTTTAACATGTGTCACATGGGTCTTGATTGTATTGACAGCTAGAAAGCACTCAGTTGCCATTTCATCATTGCTGTACCCATCTGCTACCATCATCAGAACTTGTAACTCGCGCTCAGTTAGCGGATCAATCATACTCTACTCTCTCTAAAGCAATTTAGGCATGGTGTTGCGAATTTTTCCGCATGACGCCTGGGAAGTTCTATACAATCAAATTCACACAAGTGTCGAGGATCGCATTTCATTAATATACCGCGCATTTGATTGAAACCTACGCCTTGGTGAAAAGTAGGGTGATGGGTTTTTAGAGACGATTCAGAAACATATACGTTTTCGCCCCTACTCATCCGAATACGTGTCCTACGAAATTGCCTTCAAGCAACATGAACGTGCCTACGTACTTAGTGCCATAGGGTGCCTGGATTGGATGTCCTGTACCGCTAATGAAAATCTGCCTATCTGTTAGCGGTAGGTCAAGATTCACAAGTGTCCACAGGCATACCTTACCATGCTGTACTGCAACGTGCAATAGTTGTGCCTTAGAGTGCATCCTGACTCTCTGCTCATCTTTAACTTCTAGCTGATACTTGTAGATAGCTCTCATTCTTCTAATCCTCCGGCTCATCGCCAAAGATTTCTTTGAACCATCCGGTCTTGCGCTCGTTAGTTGCAATCATGCGCTGATCTGTCGTTCGTCTTGCATTGATGTAGATTAGCTCTGCGGCCTCACTCTGCCCAGGACGATACACTCTGCCGATAGCCTGGTTATTCGCTCTAGGACTCCAACTACGATCGAGGAATACGCAGTACTGTCCAGGCGTCAAGTTGATAGACTCGCCACCAAGATCGAGAGTTGACATAAAGACCTGATGGTTAGGCTTAGGCCATTCATCATGCCACAGCTTGTATCTCTGCTCATCATTGTGCTTCGCTAGCATGTGAATGTACGGGACGTTCTTAGCAGCTAGTCTTGCCTCCAACAATTCCAGCGGATCTTTGAACTGACTAAAGACAACTACCTTGTGCTTCTTTTCATTATCCCATCGCAATTCGTTCAACAGATCCATGAACTCGTCCAACTTGCTTGACGGTTCGATCAGGCGGATAACCTGTACTCTACGATCCTTTAGGGCATCGTAGTAATCATCTACCTTGTCAGGCGTTGCCACACAAATCTGGCGTAGCCGATTAAGCAGACTGAGAACGTTAGGACTAGAGATTGGCTCACCCTTCTGATCTAGGGTGTATAGCTCCAATCGAATCTGATCGTACATTGCTCGCTGAATTGGGTTAAGATCAACCTCTCTTGCAGATACGATTGGTTCTTGAATGTCCTTGTGAACCTCTCGCATTTCTCTACGTGGGCCAAGACTACGAACTAGTGCTCGAAACTCATCACGATGTTCTCTATCGACACCGATGATTTCCTTGTAGTCTCCCATATCTACCTCATCGCAGAAGTAGCGACGGAAGCCACCATAAGTTGACCAACGTTGTGGATCAAGGAAATTCAGCAGTGACCAGATTTCATCTGGACTGTTGACAAAGCCCGTACCCGTCATAACATGCCTACCAGCAACAGCAGACAACTTCTTCATATGACGAGTCCACTGCCCATCCTTGTTCTTGATCTTGTGAGCCTCATCTACGATGATGTACGAATAGGTGAGACGATGTAGCCACTGCCGCACAGGACTCTTATTTGTGAAGCAATGATAGTGTGCAAGGATTACACACTTCTCTTCGATCTTCTGAACGAAGTCTACAAACTCGGAGATTTCCCACTTGTTGATAACAATGTCACCAACGCGCTCAGTTACTCCACCTACGTTAACGTCAAAGAATCGCCAACCCTTAAGCTCTAGGGTCTTTGGAATGGCATCGTAGTATGTACCCTTACCATTCCTTGACGTGATAATGAGAAGTCGGGGAGTAAATGAAGTCTTACCGAAAGCTTCAATTCTGCGCTCGGCTAGCCAGATGCCAGAAGTGGTCTTGTAGCATCCCATTTCTGACCAGTCTGCACTGTAGTCCACATCACTGGCAAGATGGTTTTCTAGATCCTCTTCCTGCCATTCTGTTGACTCGTAGCCTTCTGCAACTACTGGCCTGAACATCATTACAGTACACCTACAAATACCATAATTGCCAGAAGAACAAGAATGCTTGCGACACCCGAGATATAGCCTTGAATGAAGGCTACTCCAATATCGTCCATAACTTGCCTTTCAGTTGTATGTGCTAACAGAGTACGGCGGCTTTGCCTAGAGCAATGTCTAGAGCCACGTCGGGAGTTAGCCCCGTTGCCTTAAGTGCCGAATAGGAATTTGATGCTTTAATGCACTCAGGCTTTTTGTTACAGAATAGTACGTCTCGCCCGCCACCTTTGATTGGTTCTTCGCAACTGTGGCAGATTGGTCTAATGTCGTCAGCTACCTTCTTCTTTGCGCTTTCCAAAGAAAAGCCGGCCAACAGATATTCTTCAACTTCATCAGCGTGTTTCTCTAACCATTCCTCCTTTCTACACGGCCAACACTTGTCTGCCTGGGCGTTCCTTTTGAAAAAGGCACCACAGGTGCAAAGTTTAAGGTCGGGGTAGTGATGAACGGTACATTGCGGGCACCAGCCAGTCTCTTCTACAAGATTAGCGTGGTGCCCACAATTAGGACAGAAATCTAAATCAGACTCTTGATCCATTAGTTGCCGCTAGAACCCGATTACGTACAGCTTGTGTACTTTGTGTAACGTAACCTTCGATCCACCTATCCTGATCCTTCTCAAATGATTCATCTAGTTCTTTTGTGCGAGTTGGATTGTGAACTGTGCAATTTCTATGGATACCTGCATCTGAACTGCACAACCACTCACAATCAAACTTTTCGTCCGGGCCTATAGATAAGGTCATCTAGTACCAACCATTCGCATTGTGGAATGCTAGAGCGGCGCATGATCCACCGTAACGAGTATTCACGTAGTAGATCATCCACTTTAGCTGAGTCCACGGATTAGTCATGTAGTCTTTACCCCATGGCCTCATCTTAGAAGCCGGAAGTGCCTGACCAATACCGTATGCTCCGCTACCTTGATAGTTCCAAATTGTGGGACTATACGTTCCTACTGTTTCTCTGCGGCTAATTTCTCTGAGGCAAGGATCTGGAAACGCATGTGCTCCCCACGTCGGACGTGGTGGATACAAGAGTCGTAGAGTTTCTTTACGTTCTCTTGCGAGCCACAAACGTGCGTGACAATGCCATGTTCTAGTACTGCCCTTCCCGTTGTTGCAGACGTACTTAACATGTTTGAGATTTTCTGTCTGACTTGCTAGCTGTGCCTTTAAGCTGTCGTTTTTCGGCTTAGTGACTAAATGGGCCTGTGCTGTCGGAACCCAAAATGCCACGAAACTGATGATGACAATTGTTAGCGCATATCTAGCTCGTTTTGACAAAATGCTCCTAACCTAGCTGACAGAAAGTTAGGAGGCAAATGACACCTAACGGGCGGTGGACGTCATTTTGTTGTTAGTTGCCACTTGCCTCCTAATAACCAAAGGGCGGTATTTACTGAGAGCCGTACTAACTCCCTTCAATACCGCCCTTTGGTTATTAG